AGTTAATGAACCCTATGTTAACTGTAATGTTAACGGAGGCGACAGCAACGGCTACTACTTTGTATTAACTAACCCTCATTACATGTACAACTTTAAAGGTGAACCTGTATGGGAAATACAAAAAGCAGATCCAGATTTTTATCGAAATATATTTGAAATTTTTGCAGATAAAATCGATAAAGATAAAAAAATAAAACCTGTCGCATTACGCGACTTTTACACTGACACTTACTATAACGGAATATACGATGAAACAACTCAACAATTTACCAACGACTACCCCCTCACGCCCACCAATAAGCAGTCTATTGATGACTTTATGCGCTCTCATAATCGCCCTTCCTTGGATTACATTCCTGATGCTAGGGTCGTATTTGATCCAAGCAATAACAAGGGTATTGAGTTAGATGAAGCTCCTTACTATGTAAACTTATATAGAAAAACTGAGTACATGTTAAATCAGGAAGAGCATGTATCTGAGTTAACTTACGGGGGAGCTGAAAAATTACACACAATAACACCACACATAGCCCAACTCCTAATGCATGTATTAGGTAATGGTAAAACTGAGTTTGAACATTTTGTTAATTGGTTAGCTTATATTTATCAAAACAAAAACAAAGCTATGACTGCTTGGATCTTTACGGGCGTACCAGGGACTGGCAAGGGCTTGTTTGTACACAAAGTACTTAAGCCATTATTTGGAGAACAACAAACACCCATGCGGGCCCTAGAAAACATCGAAGAACAATTCAACTTGTATATGAGAACAGCACTCTTCTTAGTAGTAGATGAATTTAGAATGGGAGACGCAGGTAGCATAGGTAAAATGGCTGATAAACTTAAACACCAAATTACTGAACCCAATCTTACTATTCGTGCAATGCGTTCTAATCAAATAGAACTACCAAGCTTTTGTAACTTCTTGTTCTTAACTAATAGAGCAGACGCAGTCAAAATAGAAGAAGGCGATAGACGTTACAACGTAGCTCCACGCCAGGAAGTAAAGTTAGAAAATGCAAATGCTGATCTTATTAATAATATAGGTAACCTTGAACAAGAGCTTTATATCTTTGCTGGAGTGTTAAACAAGTTTCAAGTAGACCAACGTATGGCTCACACAGCATTAGAAAACGAAGCTAAAATACAAATGAAAAATATTTCAATGTCTGTACTTGAAGAGTTTGCAGCTGCAGTACGTCAACGCAACCTTGAATATTTTACAGAAGTATTGGATATACCACTTACAAACACCTTTGATGCAGGGGGTATCAGTACAGCACAAAGATACCTTAAGTATTGGATAGCAGAAGTGGGTAATGAAATAATTATACCTATGTCCCAATTTAAATTAGTTTATGACATCCTTACTGATAGCCGTAATAAATTGTCTACAAGAGACTTTACAAAAGCTATGTCTAGGTTAAATATTAAAACTTCTAGAAAAAGAGTAAGTGCAGATAAAAATGCGTCTATACCCAGAGGGGTTGTATTGACTTGGAAATTAGACGACAATATTCGTACTTCTTTAATTAAAGAACATTTTGAAGATAGAGATAATTTACTATTACAAAAAACTAGCTAGGAAGGCTGTATAACAAATGACCGAGCTTGTACAAGACAAGCGCCCAGATCTCATTAATGTAATAGAGACTGAGGCCCCAAAAGAGTTGGGATTAATCCCAGCCTGGTCCTACTCCGCCTTAAAAACCTATGAAACTTGCGCTTATCGTTCATATATTGGAAAAGTTAAAAAAATAAAAGAAGACTTCGGCCCGGCCGCTGCACGTGGTACTGATATTCACCAACAAGCTGAAGATTATGTAAGGGGGATTTTAAAAGAAGTACCCGACACACTTAAAAAATTTCAAACCCAATTTGAAGATTTACGTGAAGGCTTTAATGAAGCTGTTGTAGAGTTAGAAGGGGAATGGGGGTTTACAATTGACTGGGAACCCTGTGGCTGGATGGAAAAAGGTGTATGGGCAAGAGTAAAACTAGATGCTTATGTAGAAGAAACAGAAACATCAGCACGAGTAATAGACTATAAAACAGGCAGACAATACGGTAATGAAATAGCTCACTCACAACAAGCACTTACATATGCTATTGGTAGCTTTTTACGTTACCCAGATTTAGAAATAGCTAAAACAGAAATGTGGTATTTAGACCATGGCACTACCATGGAGAAAACATACACACGAGATCAGGCTCTTATGTTCTTACCAAAACTACAAGAGCGAGCAATTACTATGACAACAGCAACTAAGTTTCCACCTAATCCGTCTAAAAATAGTTGCAGATGGTGTTCATTTGGTAAAGGAGAAAATCCCTATTGCGAATGGGCTATAAATTAGTATAATAACCACTTAACATTCAATCAACTAACACCGAATGTTAATAACGAGGAAAAAGAACAATGACCGACGAACACTCTATACCCCCACCCTATGAGCATCAAGCCAATACCACCAATTTTATTCTTAACCACCCTAGGTGTCTTATTACATCAGATCCTGGTACAGGTAAAACACGTGCAGTTCTTGACGCCCATATTAACTTATCAGGTAAAACACTTGTTCTTGCCCCTCTTTCAATATTAGAAGCAGCATGGGCAGAAGATATACACAAGTTTCAACCTGATATTAATTTTGGAGTAGCATATGCTAAAAATCGTAAAAAAATATTTGAAGATGATTCCTTCGATATGGTCATCACTAACTTTGAAGCTGTTAACTTTTTACAAAAAAATCCACAGTATGTTGAAAAATTTTCTACAATCGTTATTGATGAGTTTACTGCTTTTAAGAACCAATCAGCACAACGCAGTAAAAATATTAGAGCTCTTATCTCACATTTTACTAATAGGGTTGCCATGTCTGGCACTCCTAATAGTAATACTATTTTAGACCTGTGGCATCCAGTACTTCTTGTAGATGACGGAGAACATCTAGGAGATCGGTACTGGGCCTTTCGTAACCAGGTTTGTACACCCCGTTTTAATGGCTTTGCCAACGAATGGATTGACAAGCCTGGTATCGAAGAAGCAGTCGCTGCTAAATTAAGCGACATTACCATTCGCTATGCATTAGAAGATTGCATAGACCTTCCAGAAAACATAGTCCGAACTATGCGTACAAAGTTATCCACAAAGGTACAAGCTATGTACGACATCTTTGTTAAAGAATCTGTTTTATATACCAAATCTGGCACTATTAACGCTGTACATGCAGGGGCCCGGGTTAAAAAGTTACTACAACTAGTATCAGGGGGCGTGTACGACGAAGACGGTAACGTCCAATATTTACACCAGGAACGTTACGACATTGTTATGGAACTTGTAGCAGCACGTAAACATTCTATTGTTGCTTTCAATTGGAAACATGAACGAGATGCCCTTATAGAATTAGCAGAAAAACAAAACATTACATACGAGCTTATAGATGGATCAGTACCTGCACACAAACGTAAAGATATTGTAGAACGCTTTCAAGCCGGCCACATACAAGTACTCTTTTGCCATCCACAATCAGCTGGGCATGGACTTACCCTTACAAAAGCTACTACAGCTATATGGTGTTCACCTACTTATAATGCAGAACATTTTCAACAATTTAATAAACGTATATATAGAGCAAGTCAAAAAGAAAAAACAGAAACAATTCTTATTGCTGCACATAAAACCTGGGAAGAAGATGTATACAAAAAATTAGACAGTAAACTAGGCAAAATGGAAAATTTGCTACACATTTTAACGGAATTAAACGATGACAAAAAATCAAACTGATATACCTTTCGACATTCTACAAGAACAAATGCGAGATTATATTATAGAAATTTTACAACGCCCTCCAGAAGCAGTAGCAATTGCTTTAGTTTTTGCAGTAACTGAACTAGTACATGAGCGCGCAAATAAAAAAGAAGAACTGCCTGAAACTTTGGTAGACCTAATTGAAAAAGCTGGCAAGGAAGCTTTAATTTTAACTGATGAGATTACTCTTGCAAAACCCTCATCTTCGGAGACTATACACTAATGAATATGGATGAAATGCTAAATGAATTAGCCACAACCCGACAATCTATTGTCGATTTACATGAACAAGAGAAAGTCCTTAAAACAAAAAAGGATGATCTAGAAACACAGATTATTATCAATCTTAAAGATCAAGGAATTGATCGGGTTGGTAATGACGCGTGTACTGTTTCCATTAAACAGGAAATAGTCCCTACAGTCCGTAACTGGGACGCGGTGCATGAGCACGTACTTGCCACTGGGCAGTTCGAGTTAATGCAAAAACGCATGTCAGCGACAGCCTATAGGGAGCTAATACAAATGGGACATGAAGTCCCAGGCGTAGAAGCAACTGAACTGACCCGAATGAACTTCAGGTCGAAATAATAATATCAACGAAAAACGGAGAAATTACGATGAATGATATTACATTAGTAAGCGATAAAGTGCCGGCGCATGTAGAAAAAGGCAGCGGGTTGGGTAATGAAAACATTACTGCAGCTCATTTACAAACTCCCAGAGTTAAGCAGTTACAACAGCTTAGCAATGAGGTTGACGAGCAACACAGTGAGCACATTGAGGGGGCCAAAGTTGGCGACTTCATTAATACTGTAACGCGAGAAAACTATGGGCAGTCAATCTATGTGTTAAACATACGGTTTACTGAAGAGTTTGTAGCGTGGAAGAAGCGTGAGAAAGGTGGAGGATTAGCAGGTAGCTTTGCAAGCAAAGAAGACGCTATTGAATCTCTTAAAGCTCAAAATCTTAATCCAGAGGATTATGATATTACTGAGACTCACTCACACTTGTTACTTAGAAAAGACGCGGAATCAGGAAACCTGGACGTACCTTTCTTATTTGACTGTGCATCTTCTAAGTTGCGAGTATCCAGAGAATGGAATACTCAAATTGCCGGTCTAAGTGGAGATCGTTTTTCAGCTTTATGGAAAATGTCTTCTCTACAAACTACAAATCGAGCTAACCAAAAGTTCTACAATATACAAGTAGAAAAAGTTGGATGGGCAACTGACGATGATTACAACAATGCCAAAACAGTGTTTGAAAGCATTAAGTAATTAACTTGCGTACATGGTGCGACACATACTGTCGCATCATGTATACTACTCAAATGCCTGATTCAAAACAAAAAGGTTGGTTCTGGGATGACGTAAACAGACGTATGTATCGTTGGCATGATCTACAACTCCTCATGAAAGAGCGAGCAGCAAAAGTTGAAAGAAAAGGACTTCATAAACAAAATCCACAAAAAACTTCCTAAAGAAATTTATAAGTGGAAAATTAATGACCCTTATCACGGAGGCGTTCCTGATGCGTTCTACTCCGGCCCCGGTGGCTTTTGTTTTGTAGAGTATAAATATATACAATCTTTACCCACCCGTAGTACATCTAAAATACCCATTAACCTTTCACAACAACAACGCCTCTGGATCCAGCGGGCGCACTCACATAACTTACCTGCGTACATAGTCCTCGGGTCCCCGGAGGGTGTATGCATACCAACTGACCCATTAGCTGAATTTTTTTATTTAGATTGCTTTTTAAGGTGTGCCGTGACTTTTGAAGCATATATCGATAGAATAAGCAACATATGTTTAACTATTAAGGAGTAATAGATGGATATGGTAAATCAACCACCCCATTATAACCAGGGTGGTATTGAATGCATTGACGGGATAGAAGCAAGCATGAGCAAAGAAGCTTTTGCTGGTTACTGTAAAGGCAATGTTATTAAATATTTGTGGCGTTACGAGTATAAGAATAAAGTTGAGGATTTGAAAAAAGCTCAATGGTACTTAGACAGACTCGTTAAGTCGCAGGAGGAATAGATGGAAGAGATTGGACTTTTTACAGCCCATTCAAAAACACTTGGCCGATGCACAAGTATTGCAGACAGCCCATGTGTAGGAGTATGTTCTACCACCGTACTACCAGACGACGATCGTTGTAAAGGGTGCGGGAGGACAATTACCGAAGTGCGAGATTGGAATTCTTTCTCTAAAATGGAGAGAAAAATCATAAATCTACGAAATGCACAGGAAAATTACTCCATTAGGCAGCTAAAACGTGGAAACCGCGTAGAAGCTCCTGAGAAGGCCGTCAGTTAATTATTGACCTGACGAGACCAATTGCATTGACCAAGTGCTATTATGCGCACCTGTGGCATCCTGAGCCCACGTTTTTCTAAAAACCCCTTAAAATTTACCCAGATAAAGGATTCTTGTTATTTGCTGCTATTTTTTGCTCTAAAGAAGAAATTTCAGCTTTAATTGTAGCTATATCAGTTTTAATTTCAGTAACATCTGGAACTTCTATACCATCAATACTTTTTTCTAAAAATTGTACGGATGTTTCGATAGATGCAAAACGCTCTTCGATAACTTTTTGTTTTTGTTCTGTATCACCTATGCCGCCAATCTTATCTTCTAGATTTGTTATGCGGTTTACATAGGTAGCCCCTGTGTAACCAAACCCTGCGAGAGTAGAAACAATTCCTACTAAAGCAATTACTTGTGTTGTTTTATTTTGTAACCAATCCATATAAGTCTCCTAAAATGTTGGCTGCATTTCTTTTAGTTTAGTGAGGGTTTTAATATTAGTACCCGCTAACTGATAAAACGCAGCCGTGTTATCTTGAATAGTATTAGTAGTATAAATGCTTTTGGGTTCATACCAAACTTCTTTTTCTGGCAAACTAACTAACTGATAAGTATTAAACCCAGGAACAAAACCCATAACAGCTATAATAGCATTCTCAGATCCATACTCTCCTGTCTCTTCTTGTTGTGCTTGTACTTCCTCTTGGGCGTTTTGTAAGTTCTCTGCAATTATATTTTCTACTGTTGTGTCTGTATCAGAGTCTGTACTAGCAGAACTAACTGAAATATCTATGTTATTTTGGCTAGAAGTAGTTGAGACTGTTGCAACTACAACTTCAGTAGACGTTGTTTCTGTTTCAACTGTACTAGTACTTATAGAAGTATCAGCTACAGAAGTGCTACTCATATCAAGTAGTTGATTGGTTTGAGCTGTAGATGATGCAAATTGATCTGACATACTAGGAGAACTACTAGTGCTAATACCAGAGTTGGATGAAGAGCTTACTGCATTACCAGCTGCAGTGCTATTACCCGTGGCATGTACAGATGTGCCTGCAGTTGTACCACTAACACTAGACTGTGCAGTAGCTAAAGTAGATGAGACAACACTTAAAGCCATTTCTTTACTTATAGAACTTTCCCCTTCTGAAGCCATAATTATTTCTTCTTCTATCTCTTCTTCTACAGCTTCTTCTTCAAATATTTCTTCAACAAATTCTTCCTCCGGTTCCTCTGCATGCGCAAGTTCTTCTTCCATTCTCGTCTCTTCCTCAAACCATTCCTCCAATTCTTCAATAGTTTCTAATTCAATAAATGTTTCAGGCTCTCGAAAGTCCTCTACAAGAAATGTTTCTTGAAAAAGAAATTCGTCAAGCATTAAATCTTCGAGGGGCATAAAAAGTTCTTCTTCATGCATTGGTAAGTCATGCATAAGTTCAAAAGGCTCTACAAATTCATCGCGTGGTATAAATTGCTCAAAGAATATTTCTTCTTCAAATATAAACTCAGGTTCCTCAAAAGCATAGTATTCTTCTTCAAATATAAGGAATTCTTCAAAAACGTCATACTGAGTGTCATACTCAAACATTTCTTCTTCGTAACCATAATCAAAATATTCTTCTTCTTGGAAGTAGGCAATGGAGTCTTCTTGTCTGTAGCCCTGACAGAAGGGCCCATATTGGGGATCAAGGTCACATTGCCAATCATCATAAGCATCCCAATAATAAGGACAGGCTTCAGAATATAGTTGGTCTATATCACATTGTTGAGTTTGATAAGCTGCTGCATAACCTGAACAACTTGTATCATTTAGAGGATTACTACAATCAACATCATTACCTGTCCCAACACCATATAATGAACCACCATTTTCTAATAACGTATTAAAAGATGTATCGTTCCAGTTTGTATTAACACAAGAACTA